TCAACGCCCCTGTATCTTCGCTGAAACGTGCAACATAAAAATGTTGCTTAACGTATCGAACACCGCCGCCATCAACAGGAAATGTTGTATCAATTTCCGCAAAAACATTTCCATGCCCAAAGCTAAATACAATCCTAAACTTACTATCTTGCAACTGCTGTTGCAGCTCTTCAATTTCTTTCTTAATCTGCGCCGTCCATGTTTTATACGGCGTGAACTTAACAACTTTCTTCTCAAAGTAATTTGAGAGAAGCGACTGCAAATACGTCGAAACGTAATTTGCTTTGGAATTAACTTTGTTGCGTGTTGCAACTTGCAAATCAAGTAGCATGAAATCTGAAAGCGAAGGAACAAATAAATGCAGGCGAGAAAAAACAGTCTTCTCTCGCTTGCATGACTACATTATAGCAATTATTAGCTTACATGTCAAGCACTAATTTGCTCAGAATTTGTCAGAAGTAAACTTGTACAAATTATCTTCAACTGTAACAAACCCCTTAATCTTTTTGCCTTTCCTGTTAATGTATCCAGGGATAGAGAAAAATGTGTCAGCGTGATCTGTTGCAAACCAGTTAGCTTTTTCTCCGTCTTCACAAATAGCTCCCCCAACATAAGTTAATTGTCGCCCTCCCATCCACAAACAATAGCCAAGAATTTGACCATGCTCGTTTTCTTCTTGTTTGTCTTTGTAGCGAAATTTAGCCATGAAATCTAAAAGCGAAGGAACAAATAAACAGGCGAAAAAAGAATTACTCTTCTCGCCTGTTCTCTTACATTATAGCAGTTATACCGCTACTTGTCAAGTACTAATTTGCCTCCTTTTTGAAATAACCATCCCACCAAGTTTTTGATTCTTCTATCTGCTTTAACATTTGATCGCAGAATTGCTCTGCATCTTCCTCGCTTTCATAAACATAGGGATCGTGATCAAATTCATAAACACCGTGATAACTAACAAGCGTGCAATAAGCACTTGCACGTTTAACAACATCTTGCGATGTCAGTAAATTGATAAATTCATCAAAATCCCATCCTACAAATTCGCAGTTTGGATGCAAACTACTACTGAACCATGTTGTATGCTTCGGGTGAAATCTATTGTCTCCTACGCCCAGGAAATCTCCCCTGTCGTCAACAATTTTGTGACAGCGCTCAAGAGTAATCTCACTGCGCTTACGAAAATCTGGATCATAAATCAAAAGAATAGGATCATAAATCCCTCGTCGATCAATGCAAACAAATGCACCGCCATGTTCAAATGGATTGGCATCACCAAGATTTGCGATACAAAAGTAAGAAGGTTGTGCAGTCATTAGTTTGTCAATGCAATGTAACGAAAATGCGAGTATTCACCAGAAGCAATTGATTTGTTAATTTCTTCTAGTGAATCAATGGCAGTAATTGCCATCCAAGTTGTATCAGAAATTTTTACATCAATAGTTTCGTAATCGTGATCATCAATCTGAAAAGTCTTGTCGCAAATAAACTCGTAGTAAATTACGTCATCTTTTAGATCAAAAAATCCATCGGGCGGAAAACCTAAAACTTCTTCGTGTAACTCTTGAAGTGTAAAATTCATAAATCAGGAAAGCATCGTAACTTCAATGTCCTGCTTGGGCAGAGAAAGCAAAGCCTGATCAAGAACAATTTGTGCAAATTCCTCTGTCGCAGGTTCTGCAGAAATAACCTTGTTTTTTTGCGTTGTCTTTTCCATGAAGAATCCGCCCACAAATGTGTTGCGATAAAATCGCACAATGACTAATTGTTTTGGATCTCGCCTATCAAACAAACGAAACTCTTGCACTTGTTGAACTTTCATGATTAAACCTGTTCGTAGAAATTGACAAATGCAACCGTGCAGCTACCAATCGGGCGCAGCTCAAAATAGTCCCCGTTGTCAAATGTTTTGCAACGAACACCCGTCAACCCGAGTTCTTTTTTCGCCGCAGTAACAATTTGTCGCTGCGTTGCATTTTCTTGTGTGAAAAATGTACGGCGACGCACCCATGAATAATTTGCCTCACCAGCAAATGTATCTGTGTACTCGCATGTCCATTTGAAAACTTTGTTAGTCATTGAAATCTGTTAGAAACAAAAGAAACAAATGCGACGAAAAAAGAAATAAGTCTCCCAGAAGAAGACTTATTTCGCGTCGCATGTCTACATTATAGCACGTATCAGGTTACGTGTCAAGTACTAATCAATCAGGGTAGGACAAAGCATAACGTTCGTTGTATAAATCGCAAGCGTATTTTTCTTCATTGCTAATCTCTTCTTCGCCGTATTCTGAATCAATCCAGTCTGGCGACAGTTCATTCCATTCGAGCATGTCACGAATTTGATCGTGACTCATGAATTTAAGACACGCAAGAAGTAAATTGTTCTCCGTTGTGTGTTCCTCTTCAAGTAACTGCATCGCGTAATCGCGTGGATCGTCTTGAAAATTGTCGAAGTCCATTTTCTGAAATTAAAAAGGGTTTGTCCAGGAATTTACTTGTTTGTCAGTAATCTCGCCGTCACGATGTAGCGCGTCGATGAAATTAACAAAATCCCGACGTTTTGCGCAAATGTCATTAGCAGAATTGGGAGACTGAAGTTCAATAAAGCAATTCCATTCGTCATTAAACATTGCAAGTGCTTCTTTTTTTGTCATGTTTTTGAAAAACAAATAAAACAAAAAAGCGAGAGAAAAATTACTTCTTCGTCTCGCATGTTGCTATTGTAGCAGACAAAGGCTTACTTGTCAAGCATTTATTTATCTAGCAAATAATGAGTACACTCACAAGCGCCCCTCTCCGGGTGAAAAACAGTAATCCCAATAATGTTTTTGTAAATGTCGTAATAAACATGATGCGTAAGAAAACGCTCAACTTTAGCCCAAGTACGTTTTTTTAGCTCCTCAGACATTTTGATTTCGTTTTCGATAATCCGAGAATTAGAAATGTTGTACATAATCAAACGGTTTCAACATAAACAACGCCCGGCATCCCGCAAAGAAAGTTGGGACGATTCAACTTTTTATGCACGTAATTAACGTATTCATTGAATGTTGCCGCAGGAACATTGCCAAATAAATACATGTGAAGCTTTAATGCTTTTCCCTTTGTATACAAATTAACAATGTCTTTATCTTGATCATCTGCGATTTCTTTGTTGATTTCTAGTGCGTAATCAAGAATGTCCTGCTTGCAGGAAAATTGAGTGCGGAAATTCATGATGTCAGTTTTTGTGAGTTGCATGATTAAAAATCAAAAAGAGTGTCCGTATCCGTTCATCCAAAGAAATAAACGCATCTCAAGCATTTCAATGTCTTCCGATGCGTAATTATCACGCTCAATAAATGTCCAGAAGTAACTACCCTCGCCATCATTTTCTTGAGTAATCCAGCAACCGCCTTCGTATTCAAAAATCTTTTCGGGCGGAACTTCGTCATACCCGAAAGTATCTGAAGTGCCGGGATGTAATTCTTCAAGGCGTTGCAAAGAAATCTCTTTATGAGTTTCTTGCCAATCACGAAACTTTGACATGTTCTGAAATAAATAAATGAACAGCAACAAAAGCTTTGTCTTTTGCTGCATGACTACATTATAGCAGTTATCACGTTACTTGTCAAGCATTTATCTAGCCACGTCTTTAGTAAATATCTTGCTATCACAAACATCGCACTTCAAGTATCTATCGTCTTTATTCACGCAATCTGTTTTGATAATCCAAGGCGCAAGCGTCGCAAATCTCTCTCTAAATATATGACAACAATGACTGCACGCAATAAAATTCCCATGTGTCAAAACATATCTTACACGCGCATGTTTCTTTTTTGTTAAATACTGCGACGCAAGAATGTCAGCAGTGCGCAATGAAAAACTCTTTGAACTCATTACTAAATGAAAATTAAGTTAGCCGCTCATCAATCTTATGCCTCGCTGAAAAGCCCCTGTACGGCTCAGAAATCTGCTCAGCGTACAAATGTCCATCGAGCGATCAGAAGCCTGCTGCAGGGGCAAAGAATCAGGGCTCAGGGCGCAGAAATCAAGCAGCCCGCTCAGAGATCAGCCGCTCAAACTGTTCAAGCACCTTTTGCTTTGATCCCTTCAAATCATATTCTTTTTTGATGATCGAATAAGCGCTTGCTCCGCGAGAAATCTTCATCCCCTTAACTTCAAGCTGCAATGCACGCAACAAAGTGCGCTGACGAAATAATTGAATGCTGTCGTCTGTAACGACAAAGCCACCCTTGAAAGTTTCAACTGTCATGAGAAAAAATGCGAATGATTAAAGTGTTTTCTTGATACGAGCGTGTAAATCCTTGTAGATCACCTTAGCTTCTTTCCACGCACGTTGATTTTCTTCCTTGTCGCCGTCTTTCACAAGAGGGACAAAGTTCTCCCCAAAGTTGTGCATGAAAGAAATTGCACTGAGCAGCGCAAGTTTTTCTTTTTTATTCAAGCTCATCTTTTAGCTGTCGAATTAACTCATAGCACTCTTTAGTTTTTTGATCTGAAATAGTTTCGCAAAGAACAAGAAGCTCTTCAACTGTCAGAAATCTAAGAAAATTAGACTCCATGTTTACGAATGGAATTGCACCCGGCTGAGATTCTCGTAGGCACAGGCGAAAAAAATGAACTGCACCTATAAGAAATTCAGCCTCCAGCAAATAAGAATGCACGACATCAATGGGCTCAAGTTTTGAGGCATCACGCTCCCCATTCTTAAAGAAATGATAGTTTTGAATTAATTGACCAAAAACAGTGTCCCTCATTACTTTCTCAACTCCTGCTTTTGCTTAAATGCGTTGTCATAAATTTCTCCCATAGTTACAGGAGCCTCTCCGCCAGAGTTATCATAAAGAAACTGCGGGGTGGGATCAACAATTCCAAACTCAACAGAAAATTCCCTACCCTCGTTAATCATGTATTCGGCGAGTGCAAACAATTCTTCTGAATCTGTATCTTCTTCTGTTGCGCCCGTCTTTTCTTTTAACACCCAGTGAACATCATGCGTGCTGCTGAAATTAACTTGATAGTAGACGGGCTGAGCAGCTTCTGAACGTGAAACAATCTGCGTTGCATCAATAAAGATTTCACATTCATCAGGGGAGTCGCCCCCATGAATTTGTGCGATCATCTGCAGCACATCTTTCATGCCGCCCTCTCCGTGTTCTTGAGAAACATTTTTCTTGAAGATTTTTAGATCTTTGTCGTAGCGAACTTTAGTGCGCTGAGCAATCCAAGTGGCAGTGTTTGACATTTCTTTATCGAAATAATCGGGTGGATCAAGTGGGCGTGGATCGTAAATAAAATCAGACATTTTGTACTTTTGCGAAACGGAATTGTGCAAATCGAGAATCAGGGCCGTACTGTTCGTAAAGCTCAGGCCACGCTTTCAGAATCTTTGCTTTGTTTGTGGAATCTGCAGCGCAGTAAGCATCTGCAAGCTTTTTGCAAAAATGCCCACCGTATTCACGAAGAGTTTCTGCAAAAATGTAGTGTTCGTGTGAATTCATGTTTCTGAAAAATGAAAGAAGTACAACTCTTGCGCTGTACGATTACATTGTACTACATGCTCGACACATTGTCAAGCATTTATTTATCGTCGTCTAATTTGTAATTCATCAGACCCGTCTCAAGAGATTGACGCAGGTTGTGAATTGCTTTCTCGATTGAAGAAAGCCCTCTCAAGACTGCAAACAAAAAATCAGGACTAACTCTGTCATCTCGATTAATTAACTTTTCAATTGTCGTAAATTTATTTGAACAGTTTTGACATACACATCTTCTTCTGACTTCGCCTGACTGAGGGCGGGACTCAATAACTCTTCTTTTTGTGCTTTTGCAAGTTGGGCACTGCACGCCCATTTTTTGCGTACTTAAGCTTCTACGTCTCATTCTAAATAAATCCTCCCATAGTCGTCAACATAAGTAGTGAATTCAGATTGAGACTGTGCGGCATCAGTAAGAATTTGTGAAACTTCAGAACTCCAATCACCATCCCAAAAACCTGCACCATGATGATTCCTGGTAAGTATGTAATCGTATTCAGTTTGATTTATGGCGGGCTGAGCGAGATCATAAAAATCATCAATGCAGTCCCAATTTTCACCAACTGCCGCAGTAATCTTTTCTTCGACTACTGAGATAAATTGCTGATACTCGACGTAAAGCTTGTTCAGTGATTCTTCATCAAATGATTCAATTGTGTAATTTGCATCAAGCGGTACACCGTGATTGTCGCATTCAGAAAACAAAACAGTTTCGGCGAGTGCAATAAGTGTTGGATTCATTTTCATGATTGATTCTCAGTAAACATTACCAAGCCTGAACTCATCTAGCGCAGAAGAGGCAAGCTTGGCGGCGACAAAAGAAATAATCTCATTCTTCTTCTCAAAAACAAAGTGTTTGTTCTCTGAATACTTTGCCCAAAACAATGGATACCAAAGATGAATGAAAGTAGTTGCACAAGCAACAGCGCTGGGCATGTAATTAAATTCGCTCTCTTGAGATTCTGCATAAATCTTGCAGAGATCTTTTAAGAGCTGATTAAATGTACGCCCGTCATGATTTTCGACAAACAACAATAAATGCTGAACATCGCGCATGTTTCTGAGTTTCATGAAACTGTTGAATAATAAAAAAGACTGCCCTGAGCTGAGCAGTCTTTGCATTGTAGCGTGTTACTCGTTACTTGTCAAGCATTTTCCTGCATCGCCCGTTCACAAATCTGTTCAAACGTAATAGTTTGCATGTCATCATCAACACCTTCCGCCTGCATGATTTTATCACGCAATTCAGAAAGTGCTGCAACATGCTTCATCATGTAGTCGGCTTTCACTGCAAGAGCTGTGTAAACCTCACGACTAAGCCAGGGCGCAAAAAAGCAAGCAATTTGTGCTTTTCTTTTTTCACGCTGCAAAACTTTTATAACGTCTTGCATTTGCAACGTCAGCCCGAAAAGAATCATGTTCAATTAGCTGATGTACATCTCAGATTTGACTTTCATGTCAGTTCAAGAATTGATTAGCTTTGCCACAGAAAACCATGTCCAAGACAGAACCAAAAGTAGCGGGAGTAACAGAATAATCATACCCCCCAAAACCTTTAGTAATGAAATAAAACTTTGACGTAGCTCTCGCAATCTTGCTTTGTATTTCACCAAGACGATCACCTCTCAGAAAGCGCATCATGTGTACTTCGGCAACAGAAAGCTCATATTCAGACTCTTCTTGCCTGTGCTTTTCATAAAGCTTGCAATACAAAGGGAGAAAGTTGCTGCCGAGTTCTGAAATAATCCAGAGACGTGTATCCCCTGGGCGCATCTTGTTAATTATCTTTTTATCGTGAACTGCTATGTCTACCCAATTATGCTTTACGACGTTTTCCGCTTCGTAACACATCCACTCGTGCAGAGTTAAATTACGTAGATTGCGTTTAACGCTTTCTTGCCTTGAAATAAATTGCATGAGCTGCTGTGATTGAACTTACGCAGTATAGCGCATTACAAGTACAATGTCAAGCATTTATCTTGTATCTAAATTAAATGAATGTCACATCAAGATCAGGGTACATGCGTTTATTTGCAAGCCTAGGCAGAATCTTTCTCGCCTCAGCGTATGGCAAAAATGGCTCACTTCTTACATATCCCATACCTGAATACGGGTTAACCCATTTGGCGACATTGTTTGCAACATAAATTCTAGGAAACTCCTCAAAGCTCCCAATCCAGATGCAGCCTTCATCTATTGGGGTCTGCGAATTAAATCTCGTGCGCACAAATGGAAGAAATGCGCCCTCGGGCAAAGCGCTCTCATCGTAACTTGTATAAACTCCACCCCATGCACGCATTTGAAGCTGAAAGTATCTGTCTGTAAATAAGCCTGGAATCTCAAATTCTTTTATCGCATTACTTTCAACTTGCTCAAGCGACTCATAAATATCTTTGAATCTAGTCGTATAGCTTTTATTATTTGATAACGCTTCTCTGCATAAATGCAATCTCCGTTTCACCTGATTCGCCGTCATTAAAGGCTCGCCGCGTTCTGAGTATTTCGCAACAAATCTCTTCGCTACTTTTCTCGTCATACCTTTCGACTTCACTCATGATTGGGCGCTTGGTCACAATAAAGCCTTTCAGATACTGATGCAGATCCCAGCAGTAATCTTCTGCTCGCAAATTCCACAGCCACTCAAGTATTTCAAACGATCTCTTTCTACACCAATACCAATAGTTGCGAAACCTCTCAGCATCTTCTTTTTTAGAAATCTGCGCAACATAGAAAGTTTCCTGGCACAAGAACTCTTTTACGCCAGGCGCCCCAATGCGAGTTGTGCAATAATAGTTCCACCAACGAAACTTAAGTTTTACGTGCGCCTTAAGTACTTGAAAATAAAATCTACGTCGCATAACATACAAAGCATTCTCTTTCCAATCAAGAGAACAGTAGCTATTGACCCGCTCTCGCTGGAATGAATGACCCTGAGGGCGCAAAAGAATCCCGTGCTTGAATGCTGACCTCGTAGCCTTGGGCACAAATTTCTTGCTCTCACGTAAGTTTGCACGATACAATCCCTGCAAGCTTTAGAGGGCTCATGTCGTGTCGAACTTCTTCTACGCCGTAATCGTCCCCAAGGGCGTCACGCACTCACAGGGCACAAAAATCCTGTCTGGGCGCATGATGCAACGAAATGCGTTTGAAGCAGTCAGGACTCTTGAGCGAATCCACCCAGATGCGCTAAAGGTGCATGTGCGCAAAGAAAAAACGCAAGTCCCTCATTTGATCTCGGCTTGAAATTCCCAGCCAGCGACAAAGAAAAAATGCTCGTGCATCAAGCCATGCGCGAGCTAAAAGAATCTCTCGCAAAATCAGCACAGCTTGCTGAAGAGTTAATTTATTTACTTGACGATAACTTTTTAGCAGTTACTGCGCAATACAGAAAAGAGTTATTCCCAGGTATTGACAGAATAGGGAGTGCAATGTGGCAGCTAAACTTGCGCTTCTTTAAGACGCTGACGCAAAAAGAAAGAATCATTGCGAGCGAAAACGAAGCTGAATGAATCGCAAATGACGCTGATCCGCTGACTTGTATTGACAGATGCCTCACCTGCCTTTACACTTAAGAGGTTCCATGCAAAAACCTTGTCATGACTAGACGTGACAGAGTGAGATTCCAGCCGGGTGACATCGTGTTCGCACGCTGGCACGGAGAGGAGGAGTTTGAAATTATTGAAGAAGTAATCTATGATTCATTTCTTCCGCACTTCAAATGTAAAACCTGGGGTGGGCGCAAGCATGACTACTGGGTGTTCCCACAAATTCACCTCGCTTCTACATCAATTCAAACATTGATCAAAGAGGCAAATCACAAACAACTTTCTCTTATCTGATTCAGAAACATGTCAACATTTATTTCTCGTCGGGAAGCTCAGGAACGTGCGCGTCAAGAAAAAGAACAGAAGCGACAAAACAAACTACGTCACAAAGATTTGATGTGGGCGGCCAAGCGACGCTATCTTGATGATAACGAATGGTACGAACTTTTTGTTCTTGACCGCACATTCGGGCAGTGGGGCCCAGAGCAAGCAGAGTATGAATTTGGAGTGCTTGAAGAATTGCGTGAATTTTTTAAACGTCACGCAGTTGGAAGCAAGTGCCCACACATGAACGCATTAGAAAAACATCTTGCACTGCACAGCGAAAAAGAAAACACTGAAGCAAAGCAGAAAAGCAAGAAGCTGGTTTATGCGCATCCTAATGAGGAAAAACTTGCAAAAGCAAAATGACAAACGAAGAAGAATACAATCCGAGAAACCGTGAAAAATCAAAACAAGCAAAATATGGCTTGTTTTGGTGCCGTGGATGTGACACGCAGCTTGTGCGCGATGGCGAAAAGTGTTCTGTTTGTGCACTAAAGAACAATCCCTCAAAAATTAGATACAGCTAGCAAGCATGTATCAAGTCTGTTTGCCCGTCCGTCGCAGGTCGGGCTTTTTTGTGCCTAGCCGAACTACCGTATGCCAGTTGTACTACTTGGACTAGGCGTGCGGAGAAAAATGCTCACCCCTCTTGGGTAAGCCACCTAGCCCGATGAAGCCTGGCCTCAAAAACAGCCTCTGCTTTATCTTCAAATTTTCCGACAAAAACATATTGCTTGAGCCCTGGATGAAACCATCTGGAAATGTAACCACGAGAAGCTGCGTCAAACTTAGCGAATTTATCGTCAACACTGGAAAGCCATTTGCGCCCCTCACACAAAGTTGAGTTGCGAGAGTTTTCAGATGGCGTAACCCACCTAAGATTTTCAAGCTTATTATTTGATCTATTTCTATCTATATGGTCAACTCGATCTTCGTACTCGTCAGGAAATATATTGTTCAAAATCAAGCAAAGCTGGTGACATTGAAGCCTCGTGCTCTTGTAGCTAAGAGCGTAGTACCCCTGCGGCGTAAGAGTGCCAGCATTTTTAGTCGTACCGTCACTTAGAACTCTTAATATGCAGCTAGGTGAGCTGACACTGTAAATAAAAACACGCTTCAATTCCATTGAATCAAACAGCAAAACTCTTGGCGCTCGTTTTTGCATTTTTTCAAGAAGAGTTGACAGGGCTCATGAACTAGTGTACCATGGTTCGTACCCATGCACGAAGCAATGAGCGCTCTTCACGAATCATTTGGGCCGAATGAACTCACAGAGCCACAGCAAGAGCTTTACAAATGGATTTGCGCCTACATAGAAAAAACTGGGCACTCGCCTGCTATCAGGGAAATGATGCGAGCGATGAGGCTAAAGTCACCCGCACCAATTCAAAGCAGACTAAAATTCCTAGAGAAAAAAGGATGGATCGAAAAAAGAGAAAAAAATGGCAAACCTGGAATCTGGCCAACAGCACCAGAGAAAGGTGCATCTGTTTTTATAAAAAGAGAAGCGCTGTTAGCTGCAACAATGACAGCGCCGGACAATAAAAATATCGGAGAATGGATCAATGAATTGATTCAATTTGCAGCAAAAGAAAAAGCCAAGGAATTTTCAAAATGCACATGAACGAAGCACTTGCCAAATGGCTCGCACGCGCCGTCCATCTCAGACACAGCATCATCACGCGACGCGATGAGCACAAAAAACGAGTTCAAGATCTGACAAACAACAGATCAGCGCTTTACATAAAAGCAACTGATTACCTAGAGGATTCACCAGCGATGAGTGAATTTCACAGGCAACTTGATTCGCTCGACAAACAAGAGTTCGAGCTTCATGACGAATTCAAAAAGTTTCTCAGAAAAACAGATGACGAACTCACAGTCACAATCGGCGAGATTGTACGAGAAAAGTTTGGACCCGATTGGGATTTCAATTCAGCTATCTGAGCTTGCGCCCCTGATGAATTTACGACAAGCACAAAAAGCGAATGAGCTACAATTAGTTATCTCGCAACTAGCCATCAGCAGGCTTCGCGCAGCAGACAAAAACGACAGGAATAAATATGACATACTAGAAAAACAGCAAATTCAGGCTGCGCTAGCTGCCCTGCAAATCATTCAGGAGGTTGAAAATGTTATCTGAGAACGACAACATTTTTGAAAGTGAGGCGGAGTCAGCAAAATTTACGATGATACTCAACGAAGCAATTAGAGATTCAAGACTGAGCTGGCGTGCAAAAGGAATTCTTGCAGGGTGCTTAAGTCATAGCAGCGGATTCAAATTTAATAAAGCCTGGATACTGAGTCATGGAACAGAAGGAAGAGATGCGGTTACAGCAGCTCTTTCAGAATTGCGTGAATTTGGATACTTAGAAGATAAGGTATTGCGATGCGAAAAAACAGGAAGGGTTCTCAGCCGGGAGCTGACCTTCCGGGATCGGCCCACCGTGAGACTGGAAACCCGTCTTACGGGAAACCAGGCGACTGGAAACCCGTCCTACGGGAAACCAGTCCCTTTAAGAAGACCAATAAATCCAGAAGACCAATTAGAAGAAAACCCCCCTGTATCCCCCCGCAAGCTCCCTGCTCCGCCCACACCCGCCACACACGCGCCTTTACCCGGTTCTGGTACGAAGAGAGTCAAGGCGACCGAGAGCGCCGTTCCTGACGATCTCAGGCCCCTCTCAGAGCTGATCTGTAGCTTCTTCAATGAGCACAAGGCAGGGGCCAGGACACAGCGAGCTTTCGCAGGGTTAATTTTGCAGCTAAGGAAAATCCTGCAAGATAAAAGCGGTGGTATGCAGCATGTAAAAAAACAGTTGCAGGCTGCCATAGAGAAATCACAAATGGGCGAGAAAAAGTGGAGTTCAATTACTTACGAAAATTGGGAGTGCTTTGGAAAACAAAAAACCCCTGCATGGCAAATCAACAACAGGCCCAGCACGCAAGCTGTCGCAACAATTTTTGAAGAAGACGCAGCAAGCGACTTGCAATTCTGAGCTACGTGCTACAATCTGCAAACTCCATCACTCACAGCAACGTGTCAACTCTCACTCTTGAGGACTTTGAGACTCAGCAGGACTCTGTTGAAATAGAAAAACATTTTCTTGCTGCCGCCTATAACCACCTTTGTTTTGGGTTTGGCGAACAGGATTGGATTGATAAATTTATGGATCTTCCTAAAGGGCGCGAGATATTTTCTGATGCGCTAAATAAAAGTATGTTCGACTGCCTGCAAGAAGAATTACTGACTTTCCAGGATGCGCCGACAAATGAAATTACTGTTTCGACTCGCCTGCGAAAGATTGTTGAATGCGATGCAGCAACAATTGACAATTACATTGATGAGATTGTTTCACGCCCTGTCGAAAAAGATCTTGATGTCTGGAAAAGCAAGATTATTCCTATCTGGCATTTTCATCACTCGCGCTCGCTTGTTAAGGACTACTTAAAAAACTCGCTGGACATTGTAGACAGAAGCTGCAACATACAAGAATCGCAAGTTGCGCTTTCTTACGTGCTAAATGCTGCGCAGCTTATTGAGGGCGTAGAAACACAAAAAGATGAGATCCACCCATTCATCGCCGCCAAGGAAATGCTGCTTGGCCCGAAGCAGGAAAATCGTGTCCTCCGCACGCGCTTCGGCTTCCTGAACAGCGCCTTGGGCGGTGGTCTGAACCATCCCACACTTGGGACGGATGGACGCCTGATCGTGGTTGCAGGTCGCCCCGGTAGTGGCAAATCAACCTGGGCGATGAACTTGGCTCTCGACGTTGCCGCCAAGGGCTCCAAGGTGCTTTTTTACACGCTTGAAATGTCTGACAAAGAAGTGTGTCAGCGCATGTTGTCGTGTCTTGATTATTTGATGTGCATGGAAAAAGGCGGTACACCTCTTACATATGGGCACATCATTAGGCAGATCAAAGACAAAGAGCAGGAGGAGCGGATTCGATCAATCCCAATCGAGCGTATTGCGGAAAACTTTATTTTTACGAATACTTATAACGTATCGCCAACTCAGGTTGTGACAAAAATTAAGACAGAAAAGCGTAAAAACAAAGATCTGTCACTGGTGATTATTGACTACTTAACGCTTTTGGATCTTGATTCGGATTCCACAAAAGCTGAAACACGAGCGCTTTCGATTGGTGCAGCAACGCGAAAGCTGAAAACTGTTGCTTTGCAAACTGGTGTTGATATCCTCGCCGTTTGTCAGTTGAATAGGGGCGTTGAATCTAGGAATGACAAAAAACCAATGCTTTCAGACTTACGTGAATCTGGGCGCATTGAAGAAGATGCCGACATGGTGATTATGAATTACTGGCCTTGGTACTACGACAAGAATGAAGATACAATGCGCTATGAATACGCCGTTGTTAAAAATAGAAAAGGTGCGACGGGTACATGTGAGATTTCTTTCGCAAAAGAGTTTTATGCAATGACGGAGCGTGCAGATTGAATAACTCTTCTCGCAACACGCCCTGCCCAATCTGTCATAGAAACACAGATGACAAATGCAGATGGAACGATGAGTTTATACTTTGCTACGATGGAGATTCATTTGCGCCCCCTCAGCATTTGCGTGTCGGCGATAAAATAAAAGTCAACGCAGAGACATTTGCACTTTGTTCAACTTTGTCAGGATTTGCAGGAAGCTCTCACTGCTTTGCGCTTGTCGATGACTTTAGCTATCGCTTTCTAAAGTATGAAGACAAGCGAACGTACAGAATTCAATGCGTGCGCACTATGAAAGAGTTTCTGCAAAGAAAAAAGTCAATAGATCTTTCTGTTAAGTTCATTGAGTTGAACGATAACTTGCAAACATTCAGGATTGATGAATTAGCGGACTGCAAGCTAATAGCTGAAAAGTGTAAATCGCAAGCAGAAAGTCTATTAAATTATGCTTCGATGAATAAAAGATATATTACTGACTACCTCTCGCGTGTGAATGCGATTTTTGATGCACAGAGAATTGCTGAAAACATGACTCAGGAAATAGAGTATTTTGAAAGAGAATATTTGGGGGCTAGGAGTTGAGCGATTCATTGCGCAAAATTTCCCCCGCCCCGAACTGGGTATCAATCTTCACGCAACATGATGAGCTAAATGCGCCAGGTTACGTAGAAGCTTTTCTTGAGGCACGTGACGCATCGCATCACTACGGATGGGCGGTGATGACAACGCGAGGGATTGCTGTGATCAAAGTCACGGACTGGGAAGAAGCGAAAAGAGTGCAGCCGTTTCAATGGTTGAACACGCACCCCAATCAACCAGCATCAGTTGAGGAGACGCTTGAGCTTGCAAAAGAGACGGCGAAAAAGCACTACAAGACGCGAGCGCAAAAAGAGACGCTATAATCCGCTCGGCTCGGCATGGACTGGCGATGTACCTGAACAACAGCCGCGAGGGATTGGGCCTCAGCGGAATCGAGGACTACAAGAGCGTCAAGATCGGCAGTCTTGCGATTGAAACTGCCGGTGCCAGCAGCATGGCAACCGGCGCTGATCGTGTGCCGCCGATTTCTGAACGCTATCTGACTGGTCTTAGAATAAGTGGACCGGGGAACTTTGCTATTCGACGGTCATGATGCTATCAATTGGCGGAGGTGATGCGGTCATGCGAGACGGGCTGGAAATCCCGACGCATGACTTCATCCAGAACACTTACACCGGCAGCAACTTGACCAAGGTTGAGTTCAAGCGCGGGCAGTGGCGGCAAAGTTGTTGCCACGCTGGACATGACCTACGACGGCAGCAATAACCTGCTGACCGTTACACGGAGCTGATCATGGGTTATAAGTTCAATCCATTCACGGGCAGTCTTGAT